ACTTGCCATCTCCAAAAATATCAAACCCCTCAGTTTCCATTGACAATGGTAAGTATTGAACGCCTTGCCAAGTAATAGATTTGTTAAAAACTGTGCCTCCATGAAAACCTAGGAATAAAGTGGGTTTATTAACTTTATCAGGAAATATTCTAAACAGCTCTAAAATTGCTGTTGGTTGTAGATCCAGCAAACTATCTGCTACTTTATTTTTTCCTTCTTCTGCCATGTTTAAATTTACACTAGACTCTTTATAATAACTAAAAGAAGTGAAAATTACACAAGTTAACAACGACGCAGAGGAACTTTGGGAAGATTTTTTTACATTTTGCGTGGAGTCAAAACCATATGACTATCATAAAATATCTTCATATAGGTTAAAACGCGCTAAGATTAGGAAAAATTTTCAAGACTTAACTAAATCTTGCGATATATTTTTAGCCACAAAAGATCAAAAAAAAGTTGTCATCTTGTTTTTAAAAGCTTACAGTAATTTTGTAGACGTTGAGTTTATTTTTGGTTTTAGAAAAAACTTTAACTCAAAGGTCTTAATAGAAGGGGTACATAAAGTCTTTGATCAAGCATCAATTTTATATAATAAAAAATATTTTAAAAGCGAGATTAGGAGAAACTTTAAGGTATCTTCGTATAAAAAATGGATTGAAAGATATGATAAACAAGCTATCATTTTCAATGACGACAACAACAGCATTATTTGGTGCAAATTAAAAAAAATGAAAGTAAAATTTGAAGTTATAGCTGCCAATGCAGCAATGGAACATTTGATGGGTAAACATGGTTATTTAGGTAAAACTTTTGACACCGCTCCTCCTCAAACGATGCGAGAAATATTTTTTGATGATGACAGACATTTGTTAGATGAGAAAAAAATAGAATTCAATCCTAACTCTGTAGCGATTCACGGGTTTTTATCTAATACAAAAGATAAAGTAGGCAAAGTTGTGCTTCAATTTTCACCACAAACTGAAGAGTAAATAAATGTTTCAGTTATTTAAATCAGTTTTAAAATCTATAGAACTTTACTTAACCTTAAAAAATAAAAAATTTTATTATGACTTACATAAAGAATTTAAAGAAAGAGAGCAAAACCTTGTACAAGAAATTGAAAATCTCAGGATTCGCGGCGATAGCCATAGCGCTGACAGGGCTGACCTCTTGCGAGACTACCTCGACACCGAGCGTAGGGAATTTGAACATATATCAAGCTTCTACTCTAAGATTAGAGAAGGGGAAAGCAATACAAACGATTGATGGGATTTATACACCTCAAACGAATGAAGTCTGGCATTCTGATACTAGATTTAGAAAATTAGAAAGACAAATTTACTCTTCAAATAAATAAATGTAGTGTAAAATAAAAATAATCTTGAAAAAGATTACAAAACGTTCATAATACAATAACATGAAAAAACTAATACTCGGTCTTTTGACCACATTGGGCATTGCTTTCAGCAGTGCGAATTCACATGCTACTACTCTCGCTGACAATATTGGCGTTAGTGGAGGTATTTCAGTTAGCAACTTCACTACAGATAGGGGTTTAGCAACAAGAGAAGATTCATTTGATTATTCTCTATCGTTAACTGCACCTCTTGCTGGTGGTGATTTTTCTATTGGGTTGGGACTTGCGGATGCAGATGATGATACAGATGGATCATATTCTGTTTCTTATAGCAAGCCAATTGAAATTGCAGGGCAAAAACTTGGAGCAAAAGCAAGTTTCTCTGGTCTCGATTCTGTTTTCGGTGATCGTGAAGAAGTTGCGGTTGGTCTCACATACGGCTACAGCCTTTTTGATGCATCAGCAGCAGTTTGGCATGAGCTAGAAAACGATTGGTTTGGAGTGGAACTAGGTATCTCACGCGCTGTAGGTACTCCAGTCAACGATCTCGTTGCAACCCCATTCCTCACTGTAAATCTTGCAGATGAGTATACAGCTATAGAGGCTGGCGTTAAAGCTAGCTATCCTATTAGTGATAAGCTTTCTGTTTCAGCTAAGCTATCATACAACAATAACGACTTTGATAATTCAGCTTTTAGTGTTGAAGATGAGTGGATTATTGGTGCTGGACTAAAATTTGATTTCTAAAATTTTTATCACGAAATTAAATAAACTTAAAAAGCTCTCCGCAAGGAGGGCTTTTTTTGTGTAACTAATAGTTATATGGAACCCGAAAAGTCTATTTTAAAAGAGTTTCTTAACGGAGGATGGCTTGTCCCACTAGTAGGAGCTGCTGCAATGTTTGCACGGCTTCTGTCTGGGGATAGTGGTTTATCGGTAAAACAACAGTTCAAAAGAATTTTAACAGCAGCTATAGCGGCAGGTATTGCATGGTTTGTATTAGAGCAAACCGATGTGTCATCTCTAACAAAAGCTATTGCTTATGGTATTATTGGTGTTGTTAGTCCTGAAGTTATCGGAGGCATAGTTCGTCTAGGACAAAAATTCGAGAAGAACCCAGAAAAATTTATTAAGAAATGAGACCTAAGTTTATAGTTTATTGTTTATCTGCCATTTGTTTACTCTTTGGATTAAAGGGTTTTGAACTAAATAAAGATATACAGAACACATTGAAAGAAAACGCTCGACAATCAGAGTCCTCTATTATGGAGATAGGCATGTGTTTTGATTGGTACGGTGTTATTATAGTAGATTCTGTAGTAAAAACATCTCATGGCATGATGACCCCAGCAGAGATGGTAGATGTTTTAAATGAGGAAAGTGGCTACAAGGATGAATATTTAGAAGGCTACAAAAAAGATATCACACCAAAAGAGCAGGAGTATGCTGACTTTGTGTTCGCACAAGAAGAAAAAATAAGTGCGTATGTTAATGAGTTAATAGAGTGGGCGAAGAAAGGTGATATAGAGATGATTAAAGCCTCTATACCTAGAATGTATGATATGACTGACCCTACTATAGAAGCCATAAACAATATTATGGATACAAAAATGTACTACAATGAGGAGCAAGCAGAAGTACTGAACAAAAAGATTGAAAGGTTTTCTGATTTTATCTGTACTCTACTAGCTTTATGTTTCGTTATGTCTATAGGCGCTTCATTTAGTAGGAAATGTAATTAAAATGAATTTTAAAGGTAAAAAAGAAGTAGTTAAAGCTGTACAAAAATTATTAGGTGTTTCTGCTGACGGTGCAGATGGACCTGTAACTTGGAACGCTATCTTAGCAAAATTGTCCACTAAAAATACTCCAGCGCCAGATGGTAATATACCAAAAAAAATGGTTTCATTAGCTAGAGAAGAGATAGGGGTTTCAGAAGTTGATGGCAGTAATTGCGGCCCAAGAGTAGATGAATACAAAGCGGCTACTTGGCTTGATCCAGATAAAGGTTGGCCTTGGTGTGCAGCTTTTATCTGTTGGTTAGTTAGAGAAGCTATCGAGGGCGAAGATATAAAATTTAAAAGACCAAGAACTGCTGGCGCTTGGGATTTTGAGAATTGGGCCAAACAGCAGGTTGCAAATGGCATAGATCTTCGTAAACCAACAAATGGAAATATTAAAGCTGGAGATATAGTTGTTTTCACATTTTCTCATATTGGTTTAGCTGTAAAGGATATAGATTCAAGTGGTTATGTAGTAACCATCGAGGGTAATACCAATGGAGCTGGCAGTCGTGAAGGTGGCTCTGTTTTAGAAAAGAAGCGCCATGTCTCTAAAATAAGAAGTCGCATAAGAATATCTTAAAAATACTTGAACAATATCTCTCTGTTATTATTATACTAATATGCGAGAAGATAAGCCCAAAGGAACATTTTTAATTGATATAAAAATCCCCAGTTATATTATTTTTGATTATATTATTGGACGAAGCCCTCAGCACCCTTTTGATTTGCTTTTAGATATCCATGAAGAAGAGAGGTTTGAATGCCACCAAACTTTTATTTATGACCATAAGACAGGCGCGAAGGTAGTGCAGAGTTTAGAGTATCTAACCTTTTTTATAGAGTTAGATAAGTGTAAAAAAATATTATTTAGAAAAGGGAATCCTAAAAGATCAGAGGTAAACAGATTAGCTGAAGAGTTATCTGAAATTGTTCCTGAAAAATTATTACTTCCTACAGATAACTTTAATTCTCAAACTAAAAAGACTAATCACGAGAAGCTCCAAAAAATCTTCGGTATTAAAGATTTTAAATCATTAAAATTCTCAGATGCCAAGATAACAGAGGAGGATGTCCTATTAAAAGAATATAGACAGCAACAGCTAAAGATATACAAAGGTCTTATGTAATAAGATATGAATTTAGTAAATGACATACCAAATACAACAGACGACTTTGAGCATGTAAATTGTATTATCGAAATTCCAAAAGGAACAAATACTAAATATGAATACAATGAAAAGTTAAACATTTTTGAATTAACTAGATGTTTAGTTTCATCCTTACAGTACCCAATAAACTATGGGTTTATTCCTAGAACAATAGCTTTAGATAACGATCCTCTTGATGTTTTAGTTTTTAATCATGACCCAATCGACAGAGGGACTCTAGTCAGTTGCAGAATCCTAGGAATGTTAGGGTTTGAGGATGATGGGGAAATAGATAATAAATTAATAGCAGTTCCACATTGGTCCCCAAAAGAAAGATATAGTAAACTGCATGACATAGAACCAGAGCATTTAAAAATTTTCAGACAATTTTTTAAAATATATAAGCTTGATAGAAAATCTACAACAAAGGTTGGAGATTGGAAAAGCTCTTCGATTGCTATAAAAACACTAAAAGAATCATACGATAGATGGAAACGGGCCAATGAGGAAAGATTCCATGAAGAGTGGACGGAAAAGCAGTTTTGGTCTAAAATTAGAGAAAAAGGTTACATAGTTCATCCCGATTAGGTGTAATTAATGATAACAACCATTTAATATATATTATGGAAACACTCCTTAAATTAGTTGAAGATAACCCTTGGTTTGGTGTATTAACAGCGTTTGTGGCTCTTGCCTCTGCGATTACTGCTGCTACTCCAACTCCCAAAAAAGGAACAATTTGGTCTAAAGTTTATGCAATCATTGACTGGGCCGCATTAAATATTGGGAAAGCCAAGCAGAAGTCCGAGGATTAACTCTAGATTAATCTTTCAGACACCCCCTCCCCTGTTGGGCTTGGGGGTTTTTATTCGTTGCTAAATCTACATTTGGCATTAAACTTCTTTTGTCTTAATGATATCTAACAGAGCTAAAAGTTTATCAGGGGCCACCCATGTGGCTCACACTAAGAAATTAATGGATGAGTCGGTAGAGAGATATCATCACTCATGTTTATCTGCTGATTTAAAAATAAAAAAATCTACCAAAAAACAAGACATCAGACACGTAGATTTTATACTGAACGGAGAGACTGTAGATCTAAAAGGTCTGAAAAATTCTACTAGAGAAGGCAAAGTTCTTTTAGAGTTTTTAAATGTAAATGGTAAAGAAGGTTGGTGCAATGAAAAAGGCACTCCCACATGGATAGCTTTTGATTTTGGAGCTTTCTTCCTTCATGCGAAAAATGCTGACCTATTTAATCTTGCGAAAGATAAATGTGATTTGCGTGATACTGTTTACAAAGTAAACGAATGTCTATATAAAGGATACAGACGTAAAGGCCGTAAAGATTTAATGTCTATGGTTACGCTTCAAGATGTGTTAAATGGATGCGAACATTGGTTTTTGCCTTATAGCAAGTATCAATTACCCTTAGAGCAGGTTTAAGGATAAGCGGAAAAATTTCCTGTCCCCGTATATCTAAATCCATCATCAAAAGGACTAATAGGTAAACCTGTTGTTTTGGGTGCTGTCCCTGTCCAACTATCTAGCCTTATGTCAATTTGTTTATTATACTCTCTAATAAGATGATTTGAGTAATCCGTATAATTAATACCTAAGCTCTCAGCAACTCCTGTCCCCCCTCCAGTTATATACATTCCCGTAACTTCACTTCTAAATGAAGCCCAATCTCCTGAAGCTATCGAGGTGCTTGTG